CATCCAGCGTTGTGCAAGTGTCCACTTGGCTTGTGATGTCACGCAAGCGCTGTTTCTCAGCTACAACCGCAGCCGTATCGCCATTAGACTCTAGCGCACGTTGAAATGCGACATCTTGAGCGGCTAAGAGCGGGGCACGTTCAGCGCGAAGTCGGTCTTTGGTAATGGCTTGTGCTTTAGCGAAGTCTATCGAGATCATTCAGTCACCTCAGTAAAGTCAGCCGTCCAAGCGTTACGGAATGTACGGTCAGCAGGTACGTCAGCCGCATCGATGATCTTGTAAGGCTTGCCAGAAGGAATATCTTTCATCGCCGCTTCAACCGATTCCGCTGGGATGATGACTGCGACACCGCCGTCATCTGTAAGGTAAATTATGCGTTTGTCCATGATTAGTCCTTATTAGCGGAACACCGAAGCAGAAATGTATTTTGAATCAACGCCAGATGCGCCAGATGCGGATGCAAGCCGAAACGCTGTTGTAGTTGGGGCGACTTCAGTGTTTGACGCAACCGCCCAATCGGTTGTAGCGTAACAAACAGATACGCCGGCAACAAAAGCCACAATAGCTACTTTAGAATAATTTGCGTCGGGCATTGCATTCGTAAAGTTGACTGTGTAATCACCCGTACCGTTATCCGTAATGCTTGACACATTAAACGACGCACGAATAGCGACAGTGCCTGTACCGTTAAAGTTCACCCACGCACGACAGAACGTACCAATTTGCGTACCTGCGCTATCCTGAATAGTTGGCGGCGTATTAGCTACACCGTTCTTAATCACCAACGTACTTGTCGACGCGGCTTCTAGTTGATCTGCTACGATAGTTCCAGCCATGATCGTCTCTCACTCGTAAAGGATGTTAATGGTGCCAGCGTCGAAGGTGTCTGTGCCGTTGACGGTAGTGATACGGACTCGGTCGAGTGTGCCGCCAAGGGAAATAGAGCCAGCACAAATATTGCTTCTGGTTGTATCCGTTGACGCGACTACGCCTTGCACAGCCCAAGTATTGCTAGTCAAATTAGTCAGAATTACAGCGCCGCTGTTAAGATTTGTAGCCGCGCCAGGCACGACAATAATAAACCCGGAGGTATACGCTGTCGTTGCTATACCACTACCCGCCGTACTTACGTTAACAGCTGCATACCCAGAAGTTGTTACACTACCAGCGCCAATTTGAATCTGATAATTACTTGTTCCGTTCGTACTTACGCCCTGAAACATTACCGTAATACGCTTTACCCACGACGGTATGCTAGTAAAGTCAATCGACGTACCCGACGTAGATGCAACCGCAGTACCCGACACGATAGGCGCTAACGTACCCGTAGTCGCCACTAGCGTCTGCGTATTACTGCCAGAGACAGCGGGAGCCGATACCGTAATCGTGCCGCTGGTATCGCCTGAGAGAACTAAAGATGCCATGATCTACCTTTCAAATGACTACCCAGCGACTGCCGGATGAGACGGTGACAATCACCGCTGCGGTGATGGCGTCCAACGACACCGACTGCGACACATCGACCGTGTAGGTACCAATACCGCCGGTGCCTGTACCCAAGGCCGTAATGAGCGTGCCTGCCGTGATGCCTGAACCGGCAATTGTCGACCCTACAGCGACAGCGCCAGAGGTGGCCGTGTCAATCGTCAATGTCGTGCCTGCAATACTACCGGTGCCAACAAACCCGCCACCTAGCGTAATCGGGCCGGTGGTCATGGCATTCTTGGTAGCCGGAATTGTATAACTGATTGTGACGGTCTGGTCGTTCTCAATAAACACTTCGTCGTTACCGCCACCGGTCGCCCCCGCAGCCCCGCCCACCTGACCCCACTGGTTATTGCTAAAGCCTTCAAACAGATCCAGCGTGCTGTTGTAGCGGAACATGCCTTCCGCTGGCGAGCTAGGGCGGTCGGTCGTTGCGCCCACAGGCATCTGCACGTAGCCAAAGCCGGAGAAGGTGACATCTTGTGTGGCCGACAGGGTAGTGAACGCGCCAGTGTTAGGCGCTACGTCACCGATCGGAGGCGGTGAGCCGAACGACAGGTTGTCCACAGGCACTAGGATATTGTCCGTGGTGTATTGGGTGACGTCGTTGCTGTCGGTGATTAAGAACTTGTACGCGATCGTTGGCTGCAGCCAGATGTTGGCCATGCCACGCGAATCAAGAATGATCGGGTTGGTGTTGGCCGTGCCGCCTGCCTGGTCGGTGTAGGTCGCAATCGGTGTCGTCGTGCCGCCGGCGTAGGTGTATACCTTACCGGCTACCAGCGGGTTACCGTTGGCATCGAAGAACTGCTGCTTGGGTGTTGGGGTTAGGGATGCCATTTATCACCTACGATTAAGATTGTTCTGGTTTTCCGGCGCCAAAGCGTTACTAACTTGCACGCCGCCTAGTGTCAATGGCGAACGTAAACCAAGCCCCGTTTCACCACGCATCATACGCGACGCGCCACGGCCAGCCCGCTGAAACGGATCGGCCAAACGCTCTCCTTTAGCTTGCCGGGCTAGGGCTTTCTCAAGTACGTCAGCTGCCAGTTTAGGATCAAGCATTTCGGTTGCTAATTCTATCGCCACCTTTTCGTTAATCCTACCTTGTAGCCTGTCTATGATTGTATTGGTAAGCGTCACAATTTTGCTAAAAAACGCAGGTGATTTAGACAATTCCGCAGCAGGCACCGCTTTGCCGCCTTTAGTTCCTGCGGTGGCTTGCGATGTAAATTCAGCTTCACGCGCTAAGTCTTTTTTAATACCTTCAACAATTTTAACTTGATCGGGCGTCAGTATTTCTGACAATTGCTGAAACCGACTTTGGCCGGTAGATCGTTTTATGGTTGTAGGCGCATCTTTTAATGCTTGAGAAAATCTACCCGCGCTTTCGGCTACTGGTGTTTCTATCGCAGGTTTAAGTTTACCTTCAAGATACTGGCCGACTTGCATAATGTTGATGGGCTTACTAGCTTGGCCAAAAGACTCTTGCGCGGCGCGGTAGCCGGGCACGGCATCAGCCAACAACTCACGCACTTCTTTGAGCTGCCCTTTAATAAATTTATTATCTTCTTTTGCTAAACGAGCTTTAATGCCGTCAATAACTGACGTAATTTCTTTGGCATCCGTGCGCAGCACACCCGTCTTTTTATCGGCAGTCAACCCGCGCCGAATCTCGCGCATCTCGCGCAACAACTCGGTGTTACCTGGATTTTTTGCGATTAAATCATCTACAACTTTTACCACACCACTAACGTCTGCCACGCCCTGTTCAGCGGCTTTGTAGAGGGGGTCTGACACAGTTTTTCTATTTGCCACCGCAGCCGCCATTGCAACGTCATCTTGCGCAATAGTGCCCAACGCACGTTCGCGGGCGGCTTTGTTGGCTATATCGCGTTCGCGGTACGGCGTAGTCATTGCTTGACGGTTTGCGACTTCTTGTTGGAGCGCGGCGTATCGGGTAGAGCCGACAGGTGATGCTGCTACGCCAGCAGTCGGCATACCACCTTGCACATATTCATCATAATTACGCAGCGCGTTAACAATTGCTTGCCCACGACCTTCAGACGCGTCTATTAACGCTGCAAATTTAGGGTTCATCACGCGGTTAAGGTAGTTAGTTCCAGCACCTACCATTTTGCCGCCAGTTTCTACTGCAGGAGCAATAGCTGAAAATGGGTCAGTGCGACGTGCGCCAGTCTGAAGCATAGACGCGGTGCTTGCCAACGGCGCGGATACAGAAGGCACAGCGGCGGTTGCTTTGGCGCCTAGTTTGGCAATGCCCGCCCCACCACTAAGCAGCAAAGAAAGATCAGAAATTGTCGATACAGGCCGCTCGGCTATGCTGCGTTTAATAGCCTCCCAACTGCCGTAATTTTCTGCGTATTCACCCCCAACCGCTTTTGCAGCAGCGCTAGCCCGCGTAGCAGCTTCAGGATTTGAATCAAAATAATCGACAATTTTACGCACAGGCGTAGGCACTGTCTCGCGCAATGCGCCTGCCGCCAAGTCAAACAGGCCGCCTATTGTTTGCGCGGGGTTATTAACCGCTTCCCATAACGCTTTTCCCTGCTTTATTACATCTTCGGTTGCGCTAAAAGGTGCTTCATAAGCAGCTTCCATTAACGAGTATTGACGGCGCGGTAAAGGTAAACCCTCTTCCGCGATATTTTGCGCGCCAAACTGCTTTAGTAAGGTTTCGTTTTTGGACGAACTGTCAGGGGTAGGTACTTCTACCGCGCCAAATTCTTTTAGCAATTCATCGTTGGTGGCCATTATTTATCCACCTTTCCACCTTTGGCTTTATACGCTTCCAAATCTGCTTGGCTTTTAAACCGGTGCATTTTTCCGTCCACCATAACATCAACAGAGCCTTTAGGCGGTGCGTCAGGCGCGGTAAGCACGTTAAAAAAGTCTTGCATCTTGGGTTGCTTACCTTTAAAGCCGCGAAGCGTTTCGTTGGCTTCGTAGTATTCAGCCATTGCTTGTTTTTGGTTTGCAGCCGTTTGCATTTGCAAGAACAACTTGCGCAGACGTTTTGCGTTTTCTTGTGGTTTAAGGCGCGGGTCAAAAGCGCGGTTAACCAAATTCTCACCTTCAACTTGCGTAAACTGTGCGCCCAACACCGCGCGCAAGTTACGTTGCACAACTTCTTGCACGGCTTGTTTAGCCCCCAACGCTTCTGGATTTACCAACGCGTTAAAGAAATCAGGCGCAAGGCCGATAGACGGGCCCGATAATATTTCGCCATTTGCAAAACGATCCAAAACCATCTTAATTTGAGCCGAATTTGCAGCAGCATCCGCGCCCCCGCCTTGTGTCCAATCAAGATAATCCTGCGCGTATTTTTCATCAACGGCTTTTGGCCCAGGAGGCATTTTAATGACGTTGTAATTTTTAGGCGCTTTACCTTCATTTGCCGCTTTAATCTGTGCCCGCAAATTTGCTATTTTTCTCAGGTTAAGTGGAGTTGGATTTTTTTCGAGTTCAGCTATTTGGTCTTCTGCTACCATTACGTTTATGAAATCACCAGAAAGTGTTGTTGACTTTCGTTCTTCAGCACGTTTTTCTTCAAGTCTTTTTGCATGTTCGGCGTGAATTTTATCGGCCATATCTCGTAAAGCCGGTGCTGAGTCTTTAAATTCTGGGTCACTAGCCAGCGTATACAATGCCCGCGATGTTGAGTCTAAAAAGTTAACTCCAGAAACATTGGCTACAACTGGAACTTGACCTAATTGTTTACCGCCGTCTGCTGTTGTAACGGCAACGTTAGTTGGCATAGCAACAGTTTTAGAATCAACCGCAGCAGCAGGAGCAACAGCCGCCGCGTCAGGCGCAGGGGCTGCTTGTGCTGAACGTTGGGTAGCACGCCATTGATCGATGCTAATTAAAGGCTGTTTGTTTAAGACTCGATTTAGTTGATCTTGATTAAATGCAGCCCGCTCTCTGTCTTCAGCGGCTTTCAAAATGTCGGCGGTAGGCACGCCAGACAAACGCGCTTTATAACCAGGCGCGTTGTTTCTAAACTCATTTTTGTCGCGCGCAATAAGCTTTTCAACTGACCCAAACTGTTTTATCAAGGGGCCAAGTACTGGGTCTTCGGCTTGCGCTCTAATACGAGCTTCAACGTCAGCTTCTGACGAAATGCTAATTGCTGGGTAAATTTGGTCGAACTGTTTTCGCCGCGTATCAATTTGCTCAGTCGTAAAACCAAACTTTGCTTTTGCAAAATCTTGCTTTGCTTTATCAACGTCTAACGCTGCTTTTTCAATGTCAGCGCCCGCAGTCAATGCTTCTTTTGCAGGCAACAATCTTGTCAGTATATTTGTTTGAGTTGCTCTCCAATCTGGATTTTCAAGCAGCTCCGGCGCCAAAAGCTGATAGTCGTCATAACCCAAATCACCTTGCCCGTAATAATGCTGCATCATCGCATACGCGCTGTCAGGTGTAGTTGCGCTTGCGATACCGCGCAACGCGGTTACACGTCTAGCTTCCTTAGATTTTCTTGCGGCTTCTTCCGTAGCTTGTTCGCGTTGCTGTTGGGTTAAAAGCGCTGTCTGTCGTTCCGATTCTGATTTTCGGCGCTTTTCTACGGCACTAGCAATCGGCTCAACATAACTAGGCGCTTTAACAGAAAGCCGATTAAAAAATTCATCTGACCCATAGGGTATGCCGCTGCCCATCAATTTAGCCAGCTCATTTTTCTCTTGCTGCTGCTGTCGATACTCTTGCGCTTTCAACGCATTCATTTGCAAAGATTCTTGCAGCCCGCGCAACTGCATGGCTTGCGCCATAGCGTTCATGGGCGATTCAAGTTGAATCGGTTTAATTTGCCCTAAGATGTTGTAGTCAATACCGGCCATAATTTATCCAGTCCTATCGTTCGGGCCAATCTGTGGTTGCGGCGGGAAAAACTTATCCATCCATTTTTGACTTTGCTGCTGATTTAAATACCCGCTCAAACCGCCTGTTAGTGCGTTTGCCATGTTTGCATACCCAGACGCGCGCATATTACCCCGCATCAAAGCATTTTCAGCCATGCTTTGACCATACTGACCTGCTTGCTGTGCCATAGTCGCCGCATTAGTTTGCCCCATGCCCGCCAAAGATTGGAGTGGATTTAAACGAGCAGCGCGTTCGGCTTGATAGCGGTTAAATGCGTTCGTGTATTCTTGCGATCCTAGTTCTTGGCCGTAGCGCGTTAAGCCGCGCATAGTGTTGCCGGACAACAAACCCCCTCGCTGCGCTGCGCTATTCTCTAGCGCGCGCAACCCTTCTTTAAGACGGAAACCGTAGCCGGGGTCAGCCTGAAACTGCTCCATGCCAAACGGCGTGTAGCGGGAGGCTTCAATCAACTCAGGCAGCGCATTGACACCTGCTTGGCGAAAAGGCTCTTGCAGTTCAATCTGACGATTAAACGCGCGCTCTTGCGCGGCAGTCGCGCGGTCGGCGGCTTTAGCTTGTTCTCTAGCGCCAGCGTAAGACGCGCCGCCACTAATTACGCTACCTGCTATAAATCCTGACATGTTGTTTCTCCAGATAAGTAAAAGCCAAAATTTGTGCCTACAGCGTCGCGGTAGTTAATTAAAAGTTCACTGCCAACGCCCACATCCTTTAAGGCAATTACATATAAATCGTCACCAAACTTGTACGGCATCACATTTGCATCGTGCGAGTGGTTGATGTAGCGCCCAGCTGGGGTGCGCTTGCCATCCAATCGACCAGGGCAAATAACTTCACCTGCAAAAAAGTACCGCGTAGCAAACATGCCGATACCATGCACTGGCGACTCTTTCAACTCCACATCGTGCCCTTCCGGCATATCAATCAGATCACTTTCAATGGTCACTATCGCATCCATCGTGGGTTGACCCACCCCTAACTGCTCTAAAAACAACTGGTAGTCTGCGCGAGCCGATTCAATTGCCAACCGTCTGCGTGTGTCGCCTAACCCGCACTCCGGCACTACGTACAGTCTGTCTTCTAATGTCGGTATATCTTGGCAATCGTCGGGGTTGGGGTAAATGTCCACCCAGACAACTTCATCCTCAAACACCCGCCCTGCGCGTTGCTCACCCGCTTTGGCGTCAAACTCACATGGCGCCGTCAACACAACCACTTCCGTGTCACGGTTTACCGCAATTGTGCCTTTTTCCAACCGCACGCGGTAGTCCGTCTTGTGCGCCGCGCCTGTTAACACTGTCCACGGCGGCACCGTAATTTTACGCTCGTACACACCCGGCAAAAATGTGTGTGTTGTCACAATATCAGCCTGCGGCAGTTGCAGCAATTCATCCTGCAGCGCCACGACTTTCTGCCGCATCAATTCCGGCGTAACGACCGCCGTGCTGTCAGGATTAAATATCTCAACCGCGTTCACACCACCACCCATCGTGAGCCACTAGGCACCGTCACCGTCACGCCGCCAGACACCGTCACCGTACCGGCAGACATGCCTGAATATCCTGCTGGAATCGTGTAACTGGTGCCAATAGTTAAACTATTGACAAATATGCCATTTGATGCCGCTACTGCCGTGGATGTTAATTCACCGGTACTGGGTTTGTACAGCAGTTTTGCATTGCTGGTATAGATGGTTGAGAGCGCACCGGACGTAGCAGCTGCAAACGTCGGGTAGACGTTCGTGGCCGTTGTCGTGTCGTTCGTAATTGTCGCGCCCGAGCCGGTTGGCAGCGCCCAAGAGGCTGTCGTGCCATTCGATGTCAGCACGTAGGTATTCGCACCAATCGGCAGGCGGGTCGAGCTGTTGACACCGTTGCCAAGGATCAGATCGCCCGTGCTGGTGACAGGTGACAAGGCATTAAAGGCTGCACTAGCAGTCGTCTGGCCTGTGCCGCCATTAGCAATCGGCAGTGTGCCAGTTACTTGCGTGGTCAGATCCACGCCGGTCAGCGTGCCGCCCAATGTCAGGTTGCCGCTGGATGTGACCGTGCCGGATAAGCTAATGCCGTTAACCGTACCGGTGCCGGACACGCTAGTGACCGTGCCCACGTACTGGTCGTTTGACGTGATGGTGAAGTTGGGGTACGTGCCCGAGATGCTGGTCGTGCCTGCCCCGGTTAGCGACACCGTTTGGTCTGGCAAGGTATTGGTAATCGTAAAGCTAGGGTACGTGCCCGACGTGCTGATGCCTGTGCCGCCGGTCAACACTACCGTCTGGTCTGGCGCGGTGTTGGTGATAGTTACCGCGCCAGTGCCAGACGACACCGAGATGCCGGTGCCTGCTACGGCGCTGGTCACACCCGTGTTGGCAATCGTAATTGACCCCGCCCCATTGGTGACGCTAATCGCAGTGCCAGCCGTCAGGTTGGCGTTTTCCCACACACCTGCCACGGCGTCGTAAATCAGCGTGTTGCCGGAGGCCAACGACGTAAAGTTGACGTTGCCGTCCGTGCCGCCCAGCACCGAGCCATAGGTTGGCCGCACAAACAAAATGCCGTTAGACACACCTACGTTAATTACCGCAGCTACCGAACAGATGGCGGCAGGGGCGGTGGGTTTTGTCTTGGTTAACCCGCCGGTTACTAGCGGGTTGTAATAAAGAACATCACCCTGCACCCACGTCTCAGCTCCGCCGGTGGTGTTAATCTGCTTGACTTCACCAAACGTGGTGACAAACACCCAGTCGTTGGTAATGCCGCTTTCGTGCGCCAAACCCAAAATGTAGTTGGCCTGCTCCGGCAGCAATCCGGTGGCCGGTGCAGCTGTCAGACCGCCGCTGGCTCCTAGCGTGCCAGTAAACATCAGCACTTGGCCTTTGGTCGCCGCAGACGACAACTTAACGCGGTAATACAGCTCCTCACCCACACGCTGAATTGCCGCGCCGTTCATCTGGAACGTGAGTGTCTGGAACTGATCTTCGTCGTCGTAATACAGCCTGCCAGTGGCGTCAGTGACGGTGGCGGTTGTGTCGAACTGAATAAAGTCGGGCGACGAGATACCGCCTGTTACGCCTGTCATTGACGTAATGTCGTTGTTGGTGCCTAAGACCGCAGCGCTTAGATTAGCCCGCGCGCCAGACGCTGTAGTGGCCCCTGTGCCTCCGTTATCAACGTCTAGGGTACCAGCTAGGGTGATGGTGCCGGAGGTCGTCACAGGCCCGCCAGAGGTCGTTAAACCCGTCGTGCCGCCAGAGACATTGACTGACGTTACCGTGCCTGACCCGCCCCCGCCGCCTTCGTTGGCCTTGTTGAGCAGGTTTAGAAAGAACCGGTACCAGTCACGCGAGACAAGACCCGTCCGGTCGTCGGAAATCGGCGACTGATTCTTGGGTATTTGCGGTTCGTTATCTGGGTTAGGCATTGGTGCCGGTCAACGCGAGTTCGGCACCCATAATGGCGATCTTGACGGGGTCAGTGCCTGATACCTCGTACACGCGGTCACGCAGCTTGTCAGTCATGCCCAACCGACGCCAGAACGCTCTAAATCCGTAATTGCCCATTTTGCCCATGCCCGCCCACTTCTCGTTTGACCATGTGTGGCCGCCGTCATCTGAGAAGCGCAGCATGACCTGTGGGTCGTTGCCTTGGCCGGTCACGATGCCCACGCCCGTCTCGCATTCAAGCTGCAAGGCGTGCTGGGCGGTACGCTTCAAGTTGTTCTGGCCGGTAGGCAGCGCTCGCCATGACCGCAGCCACTTTTGTGGCAGCGTGTCGTCAGCAAACACATCTAAATCGTAAGCGTAAATTTTGCCGTTCTGGAAGTCGCCGACAACGATTTCGTTGTTGAAGAACATCTGGCAGTTGGCGCGGTGACGGATAAACTGCCCGTTGGCAAAGCCAGCACGCTCATGCCAGGCTTGCGTGGCCACATCGAACACCCAAGTCTTCTGAGCAGTCGGGAAGGTCAGCACGTAGAAAGCGTGGCCGTCTTGCTGGTAGGTGAAAGCGATTGCGTCTGAGATGGTGCCGTAGCTCTGGATGGCAAACTCGACCGCGTGGGTCGAAATGCGCTGGCCAGTGTAGCCGTTGGCACGGAACACCACGCCTTGGCCACGGGCATCCGACCCTAGCCAGAACAGCGAGTTGTCCATCTTGGCCACTGAGAAGGTTGCTGCGCAGCCGATCTCGTTGACCGCACCTTGGATGCGAGCCAGAGGGAACGGTGTGTCGCCTGCGTCGTACCAAACTTCAACCGATTGGGTGCCAAACAGCCATACCTCGCGGTGGTCGACAAACAACGAAATGAGGTTGTCCGGCATACCTTCAGCACTGGCAAACGACAGTGGGTCGAGCTGGGTGCCATCAAGCAGTTCAGACGTCCAGAACTTCTGGGAGTTTGGCTCTTGGAAAACGAAATAGCCGTCCAAATAGCCCACAGTCACGGCGCCTGGGAAGTCCACATCCGTAATTTCGGCGTACTCTTCAGTCGACGCGTCGTAGATGTAGCCGTCAGGATTGGCTGCAATGAAGAGCTGTGTGCCGTTATCCACCATTGACACGGGGCCAGTGCCACTGACGTTACCTAGCGGTATCGATGTCCAATCGCTCGATATGCGGTAGAGCTTGCTGCCTGAGACAGCGTAGCCGTAGTTGCCGTACTGCCACAACCCACGGATGGGGCCGGTGCCAACGGTCGCCAACTTACGCAAACCTGGCGCCCGGTTCAAAAACGCAGGCTCCATACCTTCTGGCGCCGGTGTGGCTTCGGGGTACAGGTTCACCATGCGGCTATCCGCAGCGTTAACGCTGCGAGCCACATACGATTGGCCGAGGATAGGGGTTTTCATTTCATGCCGCCGTATCGGTACACTAAACCGCGTTGTATTGCCTCTATTTGCGCGGGGGTCATGGCACCCGGTGTGTGGGGGTCACGGCCAGTTACGCTCATATAATCTTCCATCCAAGCAGTTGGATGGCTAGTAGATTTAACGCTTTTACCTTGGGGTGTAACGCTACCCCAATGTTGCATTTCTCTATCAAACTCGTAATCTTGCGGACGCATCCCTGATTTCCACGCTGCGCGGTAATTGTATTCTGGTGAGTTTAAATCAGGCGGCCCACCAAATTTTTTGATGAATTGGGCATACCAAGGGGTTTGCCGAATGCCTGTTTGAAACGCTTTTTCGTCGGCAGCAGTCCAAGTGCCTAACTCCGCTTCAGGCGCAATAGAATAATCTGGCGTAAGGCGCAAACCTTGAGCCAGTTTATTCTTGCTTGGTGGCGCTAAAGCGTTAGGCATATTTATGCTCCCCCCAGTTTACGGAAGCCTTTGCCAGTAGACCACAACCAATCACCTAGCCGAGCAGCTAACTGAGGGGTTAAAAACTTATCGTGCGCAGGCGAGTACATGCGCTTAGTGCGCACGTTAACTTCAACCCAGCGAGAACGAAAAGTAAATTCCATCAATAATTGCAAGCGTAGATGTTAAAGCGCTGACGGGTGGCGACCAGCGAGTACGGCATGGACATCACGTCATCAGGATTATTGATGCGCTTGAGGTTACGCTTAGACGTCATGGCGATACGCTGCACTTGCGGCATAGGCTCAACACCAAACTCGTTGGCAATTTCCATCGCCAAGTTGTACTTAAACGCACGCAGATAGCCTGGTGGGAACGACAGCACCGTGTTCAAAGTAGCTGGTTTATCCAGCTGCTGCACCGACACAAAGTGCCACTCCAGAACGCGTGTTGGTTGGGGGTAGATCGTCATGGTGATGTCTGGGAACGTATTGTTCACAAACATGACCTGCGGGTAAGTGCTGGTGACTGTCTTGACCGCAATGCCGTTGTACTGTTGCTGGTTAATCAGCTTGATGCCGTAGGACACGTT